ACGGACTGGCGCATTGTGCCGAAAGTTCCGGTCGTTGAGCCTTTGACTTTAAAAAGCGGCATCGCCGCGCCTCGGAGTCCTGTCAATAACTGTGGAAAGCTCACTGGTGGTGATACTTCGTTACCGGCTCCCACACCTTCTGAGCACGCCGCAGCAGTGCTTAATCTGGTTGATGACGGTGTTATTGAATGGAATGAACCGGAGGTCGTGAGGGCGCTCAGGGGCGCATTAAAACACGACCTGCGAACGCCAAACCGTCAGCAAAGAAACGGAAGCCCGTTAAAACCACATGAAATTGCACCATCGGCCAGACTGACCCGGTCGGAAAGAATGCAAATCACCCGTATCCGCGTTGACCTTGCTCAGAACGGTATCAGGCCGCAGCGATGGGAGCTTGAGGCGCTGGCGCGTGGCGCGCCCGTAAATTATGACGGGAAAAAATTCACGTATCCGGTCGCTGATGAGTGGCCGGGATTCTCAACAGTAATGGAGTGGAAATGATGGCAAAAATTCACGAGGTAAAGCTGCACGCCAAATATTTTGACCTTGTGCTGGAAGGAAAGAAACGCGCAGAGTTTCGGAAAAATGACCGTAATTATGAGCGCGGGGACACGTTGATTTTGCATGAATGGGTACAGGGTGTGTATACGGGGCGAAAGGTTGAAGCCCGGATAACAGATGTTACTGACCTGTCAGACTGGCTGGAAGATTATGTCTTGCTAAGTATTGAGCTGCTTAATACAGGCGCATATGAGATTGTGAACTGGAAAGAACTTAGTGAGCGTGGTCTGGTATTCAGAATTAATCATGAAATTATGCATCAGCTCGGCCTTGCTGTTATGTATGAACCAGAGACGGGGATGTCTGGCGGGGCAATGGTTGCCACGGATGGAGCATGGAACTATTCAGATGAACAGATGGAGCGTGCACAGCAAAACGGGTGGCTTGGATAATGCACAGAATACCAGGCGAGATACCGCACCATAAAACTAAAAATATCAAGCTGATGGCTATTGTTCACCGTCTACAGCAGATTATGGTCAACGAAAATCTGACGCCCGATGAGCTAGTCGGGTGTGCCGAAATAGTCCGGGATAATTACGGGCGACTTAACTATATCGGTATCGGTCAGTCCAGAGTTGCGCCACCACCACGTAGACGATAGAGAACGCCGCCAGTCGTGAAACTTGTTTTCAGGGCTGGCGGGGTTGAACAACGAGCGAAGCGAGGCGTTAGTTCAATCGATGATCATAAGCTTATGAGTTAAGCCTCGAGATTTTGTAGAAAGGGTTGTATACTGGACATCGTATGGATCTGGAGTGAATGATGATTGTAAAGGTGATAGACCTTTTTTGTGGTGCTGGCGGATTAACTCATGGTTTGCAACTCGCAGGTCTTGATGTCGTTGCTGGTATTGACCTTGAGGGGGAATGTCGATTTCCCTATGAAAAAAACAATAAATCAAAGTTTATTGAGAAAGATATCGCTAAAGTAACCAAAGAGGAATTACTGAAGCTATATGGTGATGCGTCTATAAAAGTATTGGCTGGATGTGCACCTTGCCAACCTTTTTCAAAATATACTCAAGGAAAAGATAAAGCGGAAGATAAAAAATGGCCTCTTCTTTATGAGTTCGAGCGTTTAATTCGCGAGGTATCTCCAGAAATTGTAACAATGGAGAACGTGCCTGATGTAACTAAACATAAAGTTTATAATGACTTTTATTATTCGTTGTTAGAACTGGGATATTATGTTTGGGCATCAAAGGTTGATTGTGTCGAATATGGAATTCCACAGAACCGTTCTCGTCATGTATTGTTAGCCTCAAAGTTGGGGGAGATTGAGTTAGTAAAACGTAATGATGTTATTTTGAAAACTGTTAGGGATGCAATAGGTGGTCTTCCACCATTAGAAGATGGTCAAACAGATCCAAATGATATATTGCATAGAGCCAGTAAATTAAACTCGATTAATAAAAAAAGAATTATACACTCTATTCCAGGTGGTACATGGAAGGACTGGCCGGAAGAACTTATTGCTGCTTGTCATATGAAGTCTAGCGGTAAAGGGTATGCTAGCGTATATGGGAGGATGTCTTGGGATAAGCCAAGCCCGACAATTACAACTCTTTGTTATGGTTTTGGGAATGGTCGTTTTGGCCACCCAGAACAGAACAGAGCTATTTCTCTTAGAGAAGCGGCTTTGTTGCAAACATTTCCTATGGATTATGTTTTTGTTGAAGAACAGGAAAAGTTTGTTATAAGAAGTATTGGAAAAATGATAGGTAATGCTGTACCAGTTGAGTTAGGAAAAGTCATTGGGCAATCAATAAAAAATCATTTGAAATAATAAAATGGCCTGCTTTGCAGGCCTTGTGATTATTTCTCTAAGTATTCATTATTATTTATATAATGTTCTATATTATTCGCGATTGCATCAAGATAGGCTATTACTTCTAATGAAATATTCTCTAAATCCTGATATGAAACATTTTTCCCAATCTCAGCAAATGATACATTTCCATGAGATAAATCATTGCGATGCTGTTTAACGGTGGCTAATTTTTCACCATGTTTAGTGTGAGTGTAATCAGAATGGGTTGAAAATCCATATATTTTCGATTTTTCTTTTATTTCCTCTCTATCAATATTGCCTGAAAATATTTTCTTTTTGTTGAATGTACCATAAGAAATACCACAGGATATGCCTTTAGTAAGTCCGCCGATTAAATTATCGATGTTAACAGATTCATTTTTTAATCTTTTTAAAATTTCTGATTTTAGGTTTTTTTTAAGTTTATCAAACTCTATGTTTCTATCATAAATAGTCTCATGTATAAGGCAGATAGCCTCTCTCATTGTTGATTCAATAAGGTTGTATAATAGTATATACACTGCACCCTTTAGAGTTTTTCGTGATTGAGATGTAATGGTGAACTTATGTTCTTTATTATCGGATGATATCAATTCCGCACCAGCATGCTCAATAAATTTTAAAAGATCTAAATAGGCCAAGATTTCTCCTGACCTTTCGTCAAAATCCTCACGAAAACGATCCATGTTAATCCTCTAATAGTTTGTCTCGCACATATTCAATTCGTTCAATTACCTTCACGCGACTATTTGCTCCGTCGGAGGTGGTTAATTGTTTGAATTCTTCTGAGCTTAGCCAATCTAAGTTTTTGGGGACAAGGTTAGGCTCTAGACGTAATGCGAGTGCAGCACCAACAGCGAGAGATTCAAATCTAACTCGAGGTGTGGATTTTGCAGTGATAGTTTTCTTAAAGCCTGCTGGGAAATGGTTTTCAACGAAAGACAGAACATTCGAAAACTCTTCTTTCATTGAGTTTTGTTCAGCTTCATCTATATCACTCTTTTCCTTCATGTAATCATTCAGAAAATCACGCACGGAATGATCAAATTTCTTATATTTATCTAAGTAAGCAAAGAATCTCAATGTAAATTCTAACCGTTCATCTCGTTTTTCTTTAGCCTCAGATAAAGGTGCTAACTCCTTAAATTTAGATATTGTCGAGCATGGCTTAATAACCTGCGTATATAAATTTGTTGAGCCAAGTTCTGAACCTTTACGAACTTCCATATCTTTCAATATGTCACTACCAGAGTTAATTCGCTCAAAAAGATCCCTGCGGGTTTCTTCATTGCATTTAGAACTCAACTCTATAACACGCACAGGAATTCTCATGAAACGGCGTTGGCGTGATAATGGTAAATCTTGGAATCTGAAACCATTAAGAGAACTTAAAGATTTCAGATCTTGTAAAACTAATTCATTGTGGATAAACGCATGTATGGTTCTAACACGCTGTGAGCCATCAACAATTTCAATCCGTCCATCTAAATCGGGATCTTCTGAAAAGACATCAGCTGTAAATATATATGGTATAGGGAAGCCCAAAATTAAAGACTCTATTAATCTTGATTGTCTCTTTTCATTCCAAACAAAGTCCCTTTGATAATCAGGAACAAAGAGTTCGTTGGTATCATCCTCTAACCCGTTATGATATTTATTAACTAATAACTCAACAGTAAATTCTTTGGTCTCAAAGTCAACATCCTTTTGCTCTGCGCGAATTTGCTCTTCAGCCTCTTGTTTTATAACTTCTAGCTGAGCTAGGAGTTCTGCCCTTTTTTTGGCATTATCTTCATGTTCTAGTTGAGATTTTAACCCAATAATATCCATATCCAGATCCCTTAATGATTGTTATAAATGAAAACAGATAGCATACCGCATAGATCAGGAAAAATGCCATCGCATGCATGAATTTGCATGAGAGAAAGATTACCATTTGGGATTAGCTTTGCCAGTGCTGATGGGTTTTGGAATTTAATCATGTACTGCATCAAAACCGCCTCATGAAGCGGGCGGGCGAGGCGGGGAAAGCACTGCGCGCTGGCGGTGGTGCTGATTTTATTTTTTCAGCGTCTCAGCGCGTCGTAATGGCGTTTAGATTGTGCGCCGGGGCGCTGGTGTGTCTGCGGGCTGTTTTGTGCGGTGGTGAGTGTGTGAGGGCGTGATGACGGGGTGTAAAAAAGCCGCCCGCAGGCGGCGATGTTCAGCCGTTGTCTGTGTCCAGTGAGTAGTTTTTAAAGCGGATGACCTCCTGACCGAGCCAGCCGTTTATTTCCCGAATCCTGTCCTGTAACGGGATAAGCTCATTGCGGACAAAGACCTTTGCCACTTTCTCAATATCACCCAGCGACCCGACGTTCTCCGGCTTGCCTCCCATCAACTGAAAGGGGATGCGGTGCGCGTCCAGCAGGTCAGCGGCGCTGGCTTTTTTGATATTAAAAAAATCGTCCTTCGTTGCCACTTCACTGAGCGGGATAATTTTAATGCCGTCGGCTTTCCCCTGTGGGGCATAGAGAAACAGGTTTTTAAAGTTGTTGCGGCCTTTCGACTTAACCATGTTTTCGCGAAGCATTTCGATATCGTTGCGATCCTGCACGGCATCGGTAACGTACATGATGTATCCGGCATGCGCGCCGTTTTCGTAATACTTGCGGCGGAACAGTGTGGCCGACTCATTCAGCCAGGCAGAGTTAAGGGCGCTGAGATATTCCGGCAGGCCGTACAGCTCCTGATTAATATCCGGCTCCAGCAGGTGAAACACGGAGCCGGGCGCGAAGGCTGTCGGCTCGTTGAAGGACGGCACCCACCAGTAAACATCCTCCTCCACGCCACGGCGGGTATATTTTGCCGGTGAGGTTTCCAGTCTGATGACCTTACCGGTGGTGCTGTAACGCTTTTCCAGAAACGCATTACCGAACACCAGAAAATCCAGCACAAAGCGGCTGAAATCCTGTTGCGAAAGCCACGGGTGCGGAATAAACGTTGAAGCCAGAATATTACGTTTGACGTAAATCGGTGAACTGTGATGCACGGCAGCACGCAGGCTTTTTGCCAGACCGGTAAAGCTGACCGGTGGCTCATACCATCTGCCGTTACTGATGCACTCGATGTAATCCAGAATGTCACGGCGGTCGAGTACCGGCACCGGTTCACCAAAGGTGAATGCCTCCATTTTCGGGGCGCTGGCGGTCATTTTTTTTGCCGCTGGTCGCGGTGTTTTCCCTTTTTTCTTGCTCATCAGTAAAACTCCAGAATGGTGGATGTCAGCGGAGTGCTGATACCCGCGGTGAGTGGCTCATTTAACAGGGCGTGCATGGTCGCCCAGGCGAGGTCGGCGTGGCTGGCTTCCTCGCTGCGGCTGGCCTCATAGGTGGCGCTGCGTCCGCTGCTGGTCATGGTCTTGCGGATAGCCATAAACGAGCTGGTGATGTCGGTGGCGCTGACGTCATATTCCAGACAGCCACGGCGGATGACGTCTTTTGCCTTGAGCACCATTGCGGTTTTCATTTCCGGCGTGTAGCGGATGTCGCGCGCGGCGGGATAGAACGAGCGCACGAGCTGGAACACGCCGACACCGAGGCCGGTGGCATCAATACCGATGTATTCGACGTTATATTTTTCGGTGAGTTTGCGGATGGATTCAGCCTGGGTGGCAAAGTCCATGCCTTTCCACTGGTGACGCTCAAGTATTCTGAATTTGCCACCGGCCACCACCGGCGGTGCCAGCACCACGCATCCGGCGCTGTCGCCACGGTGTGACGGGTCGTAACCAATCCAGACCGGGCGGGAGCCGAACGGATTCGCGGCAAACGGCGCATAGTCTTCCCATTCTTCCAGCGTGTCGACCATGCAGCGTTGCAGCTCCTCGAACGGGAACACCGACGCCTTGTCGTCAACAAATTCACACATGAACAGGTTTTTAAAATCGTCGGCGCTGTTTTCACGTTTGAGCTGCTCAATGTCGAACAGCGTGCAGCCGCCTTTCAGGGCGTCCTCAATGGTGACAATCTGCCGCCACTGGCCGTCCGCACAGAGAAGACCTCCGGCAAGGGCGTTATGACTGACGTCGATTTCCACGCGTTCGGCGGCGCTGGCGCGTCCCCGGTTGAACAGTTCACCCGACCAGAACGGGTAGGCGTCGTGCGCCAGCGTGGACGGGGTGGAGAAATAGGTCGAGCGCAGGTGACTCTGTGAGGCCATACCTGATGCCACCTTACGCAGTACCTGAAAATTCGGGATCCAGAAAATCTCGTCGACGTACAGGTCGCCGTTATGGCTCTGTGCGGTGTTGGAGTTGGTGCCGAGAAAAATCAGTTTTGCGCCGTTATTGCCCAGGACAATCGGGTCACCGGTCAGGTCAACGTCAACCAGCCGGGCAAAGGCGATGATGTATTCGCGGAACACATACGCCTGCGTTTTACTGGCCGACAGAAAAATCTGGTTATGACCGGTTTTCAGGGCGCGCAGCAGCGCCTCGCGGGAAAAATAAAACGTCGCGCCAATCTGGCGGGATTTCAGGATATCGCGGATGCGGTGCTCAAGCCCGGCGCGATACCAGTGCAACTGATATTCGAAAGACTGCTCAAAGAAAATCTGCTCCAGCTTTTCGATGGCCTCGTCACTGAAAAAATTCTTTTTCGGTTTGCGACGCCCGCCTTTGTTGCGGTTAGCGACGTTCGGATTAAGGTCTGCCTCGTTGCCGGTCTGACTGTAGCGGTTTACCCGTGCCAGTCGTTCAATCTGGCGTCCCAGCAGGTCAATTTCCTTGAAGTCACCGCCGGTTTTCTGCGGTTTGATGATGAGCTGGGTCAGTCGCGCTTCCAGACTCATTTCGACACGGCTGATGGGGGCAACGCTGTCCCAGCCGTCGCGCTGTTTCCAGCTCTGCACCGTCGGACGTTTCATCTGCAACATGGCGGCAATCTGCGGCACGGAAAACCCCTGCCAGTACAGCAGCGCCGCCTGACGACGCGGGTCGTGTAAAAGAGTGGTGTCTGTGGTGATGGTCATGAATACCTCGCCGTGATGAATACACGGCAAGGCTACTGAGTCGCGCCCCGCGATTCGCTAAGGTGCTGTTGTGTCAGTGATAAGCCATCCGGGACTGATGGCGGAGGATGCGCATCGTCGGGAAACTGATGCCGACATGTGACTCCTCTAATCACTATTCAGGACTCCTGACAATGGCAAAAAAAGTCTCAAAATTCTTTCGTATCGGCGTTGAGGGTGACACCTGTGACGGGCGTGTCATCAGTGCGCAGGATATTCAGGAAATGGCCGAAACCTTTGACCCGCGAGTCTATGGTTGCCGCATTAACCTGGAACATCTGCGCGGCATCCTGCCTGACGGCATTTTTAAACGTTATGGCGATGTGGTCGAACTGAAGGCCGAAAAGATTGATGACGATTCGGCGCTGAAAGGCAAATGGGCGCTGTTTGCGAAAATCACCCCGACCGATGACCTTATCGCGATGAACAAGGCCGCGCAGAAGGTCTATACCTCAATGGAAATTCAGCCGAACTTTGCCAACACCGGCAAATGTTATCTGGTGGGGCTGGCCGTCACCGATGACCCGGCAAGCCTCGGCACGGAATACCTGGAATTCTGCCGCACGGCAAAACACAACCCCCTGAACCGCTTCAAATTAAGCCCTGAAAACCTGATTTCAGTGGCAACGCCTGTTGAGCTGGAATTTGAAGACCTGCCTGAAACCGTGTTCACCGCCCTGACCGAAAAGGTGAAATCCATTTTTGGCCGCAAACAGGCCAGCGATGACGCCCGTCTGAATGACGTGCATGAAGCGGTGACCGCTGTTGCTGAACATGTGCAGGAAAAACTGAGTGCCACTGAGCAGCGCCTCGCTGAGATGGAAACCGCCTTTTCCGCACTTAAGCAGGATGTAGCTGACAGGGCGGATGAAACCAGCCAGGCATTCACCCGACTGAAAAACAGTCTCGACCACACCGAAAGTCTGACCCAGCAGCGCCGCAGCAAGGCCACCGGTGGTGGCGGTGACGCCCTGATGACGAACTGCTGACCGGCGTCAGTCAGTCCGGGAAAACCTTCACGATTAACTCTTAATTTCAGGAAAAACTATGCGCCAGGAAACCCGCTTTAAATTTAATGCTTACCTGTCCCGTGTTGCCGAACTGAACGGCATCGACGCCGGTGATGTGTCGAAAAAATTCACCGTTGAACCGTCGGTCACCCAGACCCTGATGAACACCATGCAGGAGTCCTCTGACTTTCTGACCCGCATCAACATTGTGCCGGTCAGCGAAATGAAAGGGGAAAAAATTGGCATCGGTGTCACCGGCTCCATCGCCAGCACCACCGACACCGCCGGTGGCACCGAGCGTCAGCCGAAGGACTTCTCGAAGCTGGCGTCAAACAAGTACGAATGCGACCAGATTAACTTCGATTTTTATATCCGCTACAAAACGCTGGACCTGTGGGCGCGTTATCAGGATTTCCAGCTCCGTGTCCGTAACGCCATTATCAAACGCCAGTCCCTTGATTTAATCATGGCCGGTTTTAACGGCGTGAAGCGTGCCGAAACCTCTGACCGCAGCAGCAATCCGATGCTGCAGGATGTGGCGGTCGGCTGGCTGCAGAAATACCGCAATGAAGCTCCGGCGCGCGTGATGAGCAAGGTCACTGACGAGGAAGGTCACACGACCTCTGAGGTCATCCGCGTGGGTAAGGGCGGTGATTATGCCAGCCTCGATGCACTGGTGATGGATGCGACCAACAACCTGATTGAGCCGTGGTATCAGGAAGACCCTGACCTTGTGGTGATTGTGGGACGTCAGCTACTGGCGGACAAGTATTTCCCCATCGTTAACAAGGAGCAGGACAACAGCGAAATGCTGGCCGCTGACGTCATCATCAGCCAGAAACGCATCGGTAACCTGCCGGCGGTACGCGTCCCGTACTTCCCGGCGGATGCGATGCTCATCACGAAGCTGGAAAACCTGTCCATCTACTACATGGATGACAGCCATCGCCGCGTGATTGAGGAAAACCCGAAACTCGACCGCGTGGAGAACTACGAGTCAATGAACATTGATTACGTGGTGGAAGACTACGCCGCCGGTTGTCTGGTGGAAAAAATTAAGGTCGGTGATTTTTCCACACCGGCCAAAGTGACCGCAGAGCCGGGAGCGTAACCGATGACGAGTCCCGCACAGCGCCACATGATGCGGGTCTCGGCAGCGATGACCGCGCAGCGGGAAGCCGCCCCGCTGCGACATGCAACTGTCTATGAGCAGATGCTGGTCAAGCTGGCCGCAGACCAGCGCACACTGAAAGCGATTTATTCAAAAGAGCTTAAGGCCGCGAAAAAACGCGAACTGCTGCCGTTCTGGTTGCCGTGGGTGAACGGCGTGCTGGAGCAGGGCAAAGGTGCACAGGATGACATTCTGATGACGGTCATGCTGTGGCGTCTGGATACCGGCGATATTGCCGGTGCGCTGGAGATTGCCCGTTATGCCCTGAAGTACGGTCTGACCATGCCGGGTAAACACCGCCGCACCCCGCCGTACATGTTCACCGAGGAGGTGGCGCTCGCGGCCATGCGTGCTCACGCTGCCGGTGAGTCTGTGGATACCCGCCTGCTGACGGAGACCCTTGAACTGACCGCCACGGCTGACATGCCTGATGAAGTGCGCGCAAAGCTGCACAAAATCACAGGTCTGTTTCTGCGTGATGGTGGTGATGCCGCCGGTGCGCTGGCTCACCTGCAACGTGCGACACAGCTCGACTGTCAGGCAGGTGTCAAAAAAGAGATTGAACGACTGGAGCGGGAGCTGAAACCGAAGCCGGAGCCGCAGCCCAAAGCGGCCACCCGTACCCCGCGTAAGAGCCGGAGCGTGACACCGGCAAAACGTGGACGCCCGAAAAAGAAAGCCAGTTAACAACCGAATGCGCCCCGCGCCAGGGCGGCACGCCGGTCAGTGAGGGTGAATCACCTGACGCTGTACCGGCGTCCACCGCCCGACTTTTCAGAGGTAGTCATGATGACGCTGATTATTCCGCGAAAGGAGGCTCCCGTGTCCGGTGAGGGTACGGTGGTCATCCCGCAACCGGCAGGCGACGAGCCGGTGATTAAAAACACGTTCTTTTTTCCCGATATCGACCCGAAGCGCGTCCGGGAACGTATGCGCCTTGAGCAGACCGTCGCCCCCGCCCGTCTGCGTGAGGCCATCAAGTCAGGCATGGCGGAGACGAATGCGGAGCTGTACGAGTACCGCGAACAGAAAATTGCCGCCGGTTTTACGCGTCTGGCGGACGTCCCGGCGGACGACATCGACGGTGAAAGCATCAGAGTTTTTTACTACGAGCGCGCCGTGTGCGCGATGGCGACCGCGTCGCTTTATGAGCGTTATCGCGGCGTGGATGCCAGTGCGAAAGGCGACAAGAAGGCTGACAGCATTGACAGCACCATTGATGAACTGTGGCGGGATATGCGCTGGGCGGTGGCGCGTATCCAGGACAAGCCGCGCTGCATCGTGAGTCAAATCTGATGAAGACCTTTGCGCTACAGGGCGACACGCTCGACGCCATTTGTGTCCGGTATTACGGGCGCACTGAGGGCGTGGTTGAGACCGTGCTCGCCGCAAATCCGGGACTGGCTGAACTGGGTGCGGTGCTGCCACACGGCACCGCCGTCGAACTGCCCGACGTTCAGACCGCGCCCGTGGCTGAAACTGTCAATCTGTGGGAGTAACGCATGACAGCAGAAGAAAAAAGCGTCCTGTCGCTTTTCATGATTGGGGTGCTGATTGTTGTCGGCAAGGTGCTTGCCGGTGGTGAACCCATCACCCCGCGTCTGTTTATCGGGCGCATGTTGCTCGGTGGTTTTGTTTCGATGGTTGCCGGTGTTGTTCTGGTGCAGTTTCCTGACCTGTCACTGCCTGCGGTGTGCGGCATCGGCTCCATGCTGGGTATCGCCGGTTATCAGGTGATTGAGATTGCCATTCAGCGCCGCTTTAAGGGCAGGGGGAAACCGTAATGCCGGTAATTAACACGCATCAGAATATCGCCGCCTTTCTCGACATGCTGGCGGTGTCCGAAGGGACGGCGAATCACCCGCTGACGAAAAACCGGGGCTATGACGTGATAGTCACCGGACTGGACGGAAAGCCGGAAATATTCACCGACTACAGTGACCACCCGTTCGCGCATGGCCGACCGGCGAAGGTGTTTAACCGTCGCGGTGAAAAATCCACGGCTTCCGGTCGCTATCAGCAGCTTTACCTGTTCTGGCCGCACTACCGCAAACAGCTTGCCCTGCCGGATTTCAGTCCGTTGTCACAGGACAGACTTGCCATTCAGTTGATCCGCGAACGCGGTGCACTGGATGACATCCGGGCGGGACGCATTGAGCGCGCCATTTCACGCTGTCGCAATATCTGGGCGTCCCTGCCAGGAGCCGGTTACGGTCAGCGTGAGCATTCACTGGAAAAACTGGTCACCGTCTGGCGTACCGCTGGCGGCGTACCGGCTTAAATGGAGTAAACACCATGAAGAAATTATCCCTTTCACTGATGCTGAACGTGTCGCTGGCGCTGATGCTGGCACTGTCCCTGATTTACCCGCAGAGCGTGGCCGTCAATTTTGTCGCCGCCTGGGCGATTCTGGCGACAGTTATCTGTGTGGTTGCCGGTGGTGTCGGCGTGTATGCCACTGAGTATGTACTTGAACGCTACGGGCGGGAGCTTCCGCCGGAATCGCTGGCCGTGAAGATTGTCACGTCGCTGTATTTGCAGCCGGTGCCGTGGTGCAGACGGGCGATGGGTCTGGTGGTGATGGTGGCGACGTTTATCTCGCTGGTCGCTGCCGGGTGGATTTTTACCGCGCTGATTTATCTCGTGGCGGCGCTGTTATTCCGGCTGATACGTACGGCCTGTCGTCAGCGTTTTGAGGGGCGGGAACCATGTCAAAGCTGATGATTGTGCTGGTCGTGTTGTTATCGCTGGCGGTGGCGGGACTGTTTCTGGTGAAGCATGAAAACGCCAGCCTGCGCGTCTCGCTGGACAGGGCAAACAATGTCGCCAGCGGGCAGCAGACGACCATCACCATGCTGAAAAACCAGCTTCATGTTGCCCTTACCAGGGCAGACAAAAACGAGCTGGCGCAGGTGGAACTGCGTCAGGAGCTGGAGAACGCCGCGAAGCGTGAAGCACAGCGCGAGAAAACCATCACGAGGTTACTGAATGAAAACGAAGATTTTCGCCGCTGGTACGGCGCTGACCTGCCTGATGCTGTGCGCCGGTTGCACCAGCGCCCGGCCTGCACTGACGCCAGTGATTGTCCACAACGCCTGCCCGAAAGTGAGCCTTTGCCCGATGCCGGGCAGTGACCCGGAGACGAACGGTGATTTAAGTGCCGATATCCGGCAGCTTGAGAACGCGCTGGCACGCTGTGCCAGCCAGGTAAAAATGATTAAACACTGTCAGGACGAAAACGATGCTCAAACCCGACAGCCTGCGCAGGGCGCTGACTGATGCCGTCACGGTGCTGAAAACCAGTCCCGAGATGCTGCGGATATTCGTGGATAACGGGAGTATTGCCTCCACACTGGCGACGTCGCTGTCATTTGAAAAGCGTTACACGCTCAATGTCATTGTGACCGACTTTACCGGTGATTTTGACCTGCTCATCGTGCCGGTGCTGGCGTGGCTGCGGGAAAATCAGCCCGACATCATGACCACCGACGCAGGTCAGAAAAAGGGCTTCACGTTTTATGCAGACATCAACAATGACAGCAGCTTTGATATCAGCATCAGCCTGATGCTGACCGAGCGAACGCTGGTCAGTGAGGTGGACGGCGCACTGCATGTGAAGAATATCCCGGAACCTCCGCCGCCGGAGCCGGTCACCCGCCCGGTGGAGCTTTATATCAATGGCGAACTGGTGAGCAAGTGGGATGAATGAGTTTAAGCGTTTTGAAGACCGGCTGACCGGACTTATTGAATCGCTGTCACCGTCAGGGCGTCGGCGACTGAGCGCCGAACTGGCGAAACGTCTGCGGCAGAGTCAGCAGCGCCGGGTGATGGCACAGAAAGCCCCGGACGGCACACCCTACGCACCACGCCAGCAGCAGAGCGCCAGAAAAAAGACCGGTCGCGTTAAGCGAAAAATGTTTGCGAAACTTATCACCAGTCGTTTTTTGCATATCCGCGCCAGCCCTGAACAGGCATCAATGGAGTTTTACGGCGGGAAGTCACCGAAAATAGCCAGTGTGCATCAGTTCGGTCTGTCGGAAGAAACCCGGAAAGACGGTAAGAAAATTGATTATCCGGCGCGTCCTCTGCTCGGCTTTACCGGTGAGGATGTGCAGATGATTGAAGAGATTATCCTGGCTCACCTCGACCGTTAGTTGTGCCATTCCCGACACCTCATCGTTACATTGCCGCCGGTATGACCCGGCGGCATCCTTCCCGTTATGAACACTCTCGCAAATATCCAGGAACTCGCGCGCGCACTGCGCAACATGATCCGCACCGGCCTTGTCGTCGAAACCAACCTTAAAGCCGGTCGCTGCCGTGTGCAGACCGGCGGCATGTGCACCGACTGGCTTCAGTGGCTGACCTGTCGTGCCGGGCGTTCGCGCACATGGTGGGCACCTTCCGTGGGGGAGCAGGTGCTGATTCTGGCCGTGGGCGGTGAACTTGACACGGCGTTTGTTCTGCCGGGGATTTATTCCGGCGATAACCCCGCGCCGTCTGCGTCGGCGGATGCCCTGCATATCCGTTTCCCTGACGGGGCGGTGATTGAGTATGAACCCGAAACCAGTGCACTCACGGTAAGCGGAATTAAAACGGCCAGCGTGACGGCTTCTGATTCTGTTACCGCCACGGTGCCGGTGGTCATGGTGAAAGCATCAACCCGCGTCACCCTGGACACACCGGAGGTGGTCTGCACCAACAGGCTGATTACCGGCACGCTGGAAGTACAGAAGGGCGGGACGATGCGCGGCAACATTGAACACACCGGCGGTGAACTCTCATCAAACGGTAAGGTACTGCATACCCATAAACACCCCGGCGACAGCGGCGGCACAACCGGGAGCCCTCTATGACAGCGCGTTATCTCGGAATGAATCGCAGTGATGGCCTGACTGTCACTGACCTTGAGCATATCAGCCAGAGTATCGGCGATATCCTGCGCACACCGGTCGGCTCACGGGTGATGCGTCGTGATTACGGCTCGTTGCTGGCGTCAATGATTGACCAGCCGCAGACCCCGGCGCTTGAGTTGCAGATTAAGGTCGCCTGTTACATGGCGGTGCTGAAATGGGAACCCCGCGTCACCCTGTCATCCGTCACCACTGAGCGCAGTTTTGACGGGCGAATGACGGTCACGTTAACCGGCCAGCACAACGAGACCGGCCAGCCACTTTCGTTAACCATCCCTGTGAGTTGAAACCATGCAGATTATCGACCTGAACCAGCTACCCGCACCGGATGTGGTCGAGGAGCTGGACTTTGAAACCATTCTTGCCGAACGCAAGGCGACACTGATTTCCCTTTACCCGGAAGACCAGCAGGAGGCGGTCGCCCGTACCCTGACGCTGGAATCTGAGCCTCTTGTCAAACTGCTGGAGGAAAATGCTTATCGTGAGCTTATCTGGCGTCAGCGTGTGAATGAGGCCGCACGGGCGGTGATGCTGGCCTGTGCTGCCGGTAATGACCTTGATGTAATTGGTGCCAATTACAACACCACGCGCCTGATTATCACCCCGGCAGATGATTCGACCATTCCGCCGACACCGGCAGTGATGGAATCTGACACAGATTATCGTCTGCGTATTCAGCAGGCTTTTGAGGGCTTAAGCGTCGCCGGGTCGGTGGGAGCCTATCAGTATCATGGTCGCAGTGCCGACGGGCGTGTCGCGGATATCTCTGTCACCAGTCCGTCTCCGGCCTGCGTCACCATCTCCGTGCTGTCACGTGAAAATAACGGCGTCGCATCCGAAGACCTGCTGGCCGTGGTGCGTAACGCCCTTAATGGTGAGGACGTCAGGCCGGTGGCCGACCGCGTGACCGTGCAGTCTGCCGCCATTGTTGAATACCAGATAAACGCCACGCTTTACCTTTACCCTGGTCCCGAAAGCGAACCCATTCGCGCTGCCGCCGTGAAAAAACTGGAAACGTATATCACGGCACAGCACCGGCTGGGGCGCGACATCCGTCTGTCTGCCATTTATGCCGCTTTGCATGTGGAAGGTGTGCAGCGTGTCGAACTGGCTGCACCACTGGCCGACATCGTGCTCAACAATACGCAGGCGTCTTTCTGTACCGAATACCGCGTTGTGACCGGAGGCTCGGATGAGTGATTCGCGACTGCTGCCGACCGGCTCATCACCGCTTGAAGTCGCCGCCGCAAGAGCCTGTGCGGAAATTGAAAAAACGCCGGTCAGTATTCGTGAGCTGTGGAACCCGGATACCTGTCCGGCAAATCTGCTGCCGTGGCTGGCGTGGTCATTTTCGGTTGACCGCTGGGATGATAAGTGGCCGGAAGCGACAAAACGCGCTGTTATCCGCGATGCGTATTTCATTCACTGCCATAAGGGCACTATTGGTGCGATTCGCCGTGTGGTGGAGCCGCTCGGCTATCTGATTGAGGTGAGGGAGTGGTGGCAGCTCAACGAGGAGCCGGGGACGTTCCGCATCGTTGTTGGCGTGCTTGAGCAGGGTATTACCGAGGAAATGTATCAGGAGCTGGAGCGTCTCGTTGCTGATGCAAAACCTGCAAGCCGCCATCTGACGGGACTGGCTATCAGTTTAAGTACAACCGGCAACATTTTTGCCGGTGCAGGATGCTATCACGGCGACGCCCTGACGGTTTATCCCTACACCCCGGAGGCCATTATTGTCGGAGGGGATTATTTCCCGGCCTCGGCCATTCATTTAATTGATAACCTGAGAGTAAACGCATGACAGTGAAATACTACGCCATTCTGACTAATCAGGGCGCAGCACGGCTGGCTAACGCGACGATGCTCGGCAGTAAGCTGAATCTGACGCAAATGGCCGTTGGTGATGCGAATGGTGTCTTGCCGACACCAGACCCGGCACAGACAAAACTGATTAACCAGAAACGCATCGCGCCGCTGAATCTTCTGAGTGTTGACCCGAACAACCAGAGCCAGATTATTGCGGAGCAAATCATCCCTGAGAACGAGGGCGGATTCTGGATCCGTGAGATTGGGCTTTATGATGATGAAGGCGTACTCATTGCGGTGGCGAACTGCCCGGAAACGTACAAACCGCAGTTGCAGGAAGGCAGCGGTCGTACCCAGACTATCCGCATGATTCTGGTTGTCACGAATACCGAAGCTATCACGCTGAAAATCGACCCGTCGGTGGTACTGGCGACCCGTAAATACGTGGATGATGAAGTCCTGGAATTAAGGCTGTATGTGGATGACCAGATGAGAAACCACATTGCCGCACAGGATCCTCATACCCAGTATGCACAGAAACATAATCCGACATTTACCGGAGAACCAAAAGCGCCGACGCCTGCCGCAGGAAATAACACCACGCGGATTGCGACCACTGAGTTTGTTCAGGCCGCTATTACCGCTCTGATTAACGGTGCGCCAGCCACGCTGGACACACTGAAAGAAATTGCCGCAGCCATTAACAATGACCCGAAATTCAGTACCACCATTAACAATGCGCTGTCAGGTAAGCAGCCACTGGATGAGACGCTGACTCATTTGAGTGGGAAGGATGTTGCCGGTCTTCTTGCATACCTTGGTATTAAAGACGCATCAACAACACAGGTGGGTTTAGTCCGGTTAACCTCATCGCGGGTATCGGGTGCAGAGGATATTGCAGCCACAGCTAATGCTGTCGCGCAAAACTATACGGACATAAAATCTTTGCAAAACAAAACTCAGGATTCAACTACGACACAGAAAGGAATTGTTCAACTTACATCATCAAGGGTATCCGAATCTGAAACGCTTGCTGCAACAGCAAAAGCGGCAGCGATGAATTATGCGGATATTGTAGCTCTGCAAGGCAAGACTAATGATGCAACCACTACAAACAAGGGAATTATCCGCGTATCTGATTCCAGAACATCAACAGAATCTGGTGTTGCTGCATCATCACTTGCTGCATCACAAAACTATTCAGATATGAAAGGGTTGTTTGGTCAATGCGGAATGAAATCTAGAAATCTCGGTGTCGTATACACCAACAGCCAGTCTTTCGCCATATTTGTAAGCGTCAATGCGGTGCTGTCTGACGGTAGTTCATTTCTGAGCGCCAACGTTAATGTGGATGGTAATTCGGCTAATTTTCGCGGCTCTCAGACAACAAATCTTGCAGGGCAAAGAGCAACTATCGCATTCATGGTTCCTGCCGGTGCGACCTATATTGTGCAGCAGTTTTCAGGAACAGTGTCAGATGTTACCTGGGTAGAGGTGGATAAAAAATGATAACAATGATGAAGTATTACAAAGATGAAAATAACGTCGTATATGCCTACGATGCGTATGGCACACAGGATGCTTTTATCAAAGAAGGGCTTGTGCCAATCACCAGAAGTGAGGCTATGGCAATTATTAATCCCCCACCGACTCATGAACAACTCATCCAGGCTGCTGAAAATGAGCGACAGCGATTACTGTCCGCCGCTGATGCAATTATGCTCGACTGGCGCACAGAGCTGATGCTGGGTGAAATCAGCGATGCCAACAGAGCTAAACTTTCGGCGTGGCTTTTATATAAGAATCAGGTTAAGGCTGTTGATGTAACAACCGACCCTGAGCATGTTAACTGGCCTGTCATCCCGGAACTTTAGACCATACTGGTCTTGCTACATCAATGCGCATCAGCAAGACCAGCTATTTTCAAACTAAGCAACATAGCCCTCCGCTACTCCTCCTGTTCGAAACGAACGTTTTCATGCCGCCCTTACGATATAATTAAACGCAATGTTACGAGGACGAATGGTTACATAATTAACCCCATCACCTCGTGAAGGCCCTGCAAATGAAAAACGGGAAAATCCTGGTTGGTTAGAAACAATTTGGTCATAGTTATTGATTGAATGACCAGACCCAATGTCGAAATTACCTCCGTAATGAGAAAAACTTGTACCATCCTGCCCTGAAAGCAGGGTACGTCCCGCATCAATCCCGCGCCCATCATCCCAGCCACGGATAAATTCACCGCGTAAATCCGGTAATTTATTGGTGGGGTAGGCTTTTGCCAGTTTGGGATACATTTCAGAAGAAAATGCTGCACCATTGCATTTTAGCCAGCCCGTTGGTGGTGTTTCTAAGGGCCACGGAACGGGCACACCAACAGGCAGTGCAGAGCCTTCCCCCAAACCAACGTTTATGAAAATGCAGAGACAACGGGTAACTGGCATCATCTCCGGTTTTTATTCAGGGGGATGCTCATGCTTATTGGCTATGTACGCGTGTCAACAAATGACCAGAACACGGAATTGCAGCGTAACGCGCTGGAGTGCGCAGGATGTGAGCTGATTTTTGAGGATAAAATCAGCGGCACTAAGTCCGACCGACCGGGACTGAAAAAACTGCTCAGGACATTATCGGAGGGGGATACACTGGTGGTCTGGAAGCTGGACAGGCTGGGGCGTAGTATGCGGCATCTGGTCATTCTGGTTGAGGAGCTGCGCGAACGCGGCGTTAATTTTCGCAGCCTGACGGATGCTATTGATACCAGCACGCCGATGGGGCGTTTTTTCTTTCATGTGATGGGTGCCCTGGCTGAAATGGAACGAGAACTCATTGTCGAGCGGACACGCGCCGGACTGGAAGCGACCAGAGCTAAAGGTCGTATTGGTGGCAGACGTCCGAAGCTCACCGCGAGTGAGTGGGAACAGGCAGGACGGTTGCTGGCTGCGGGTGAATCACGTCAACGCGTGGCGCTGATTTTTGATATTGGCCTGTCCACGCTCTATAAAAAATTCCCCTCATCAGCGACAAAGAATAAATTGTGTCATCCCTTAGCCAACCGGGACAAATAGCCTGACATCTCCGGCACAACTGAAAATATCACTCACCCATTAACCACGGAGTTAAACGGATGAGTGACTATCATCACGGCGTGCAGGTGCTGGAGATTAACGACGGCACCCGTGTCATTTCCACCGTATCCACTGCCATTGTTGGCATGGTCTGCACGGCCAGCGATGCGGATGCGGAAACCTTCCCCCTCAATAAACCGGTGCTGATTACCAATGTGCAGAGCGCAATTGCAAAGGCCGGTAAAAAAGGCACGCTGGCGGCATCGTTGCAGGCTATCGCCGACCAGTCAAAACCGGTCACCGTTGTTGTGCGCGTGGAGGACGGCACCGGCGACGACGAAGAAACGAAACTTGCGCAGACCGTTTCCAATATCATCGGCACCACTGACGAAAACGGTCAGTACACCGGACTGAAAGCCCTGCTGGCGGCAGAGTCGGTAACCGGTGTTAAACCGCGTATTCTTGGTGTGCCGGGACTGGATACCAAAGAGGTGGCTGTAGCACTGGCATCAGTCTGTCAGAAGCTGCGCGCTTTCGGGTATATCAGCGCATGGGGCTGTAAGACCATTTCCGAGGTGAAAGCCTACCGCCAGAATTTCAGCCAGCGTGAGCTGATGGTCATCTGGCCGGATTTCCTCGCATGGGATACGGTCACCAGTACCACCGCCACCGCGTATGCCACCGCTCGTGCGCTGGGGCTGCGCGCTAAAATCGACCAGGAGCAGGGCTGGCATAAAACGCTGTCCAACGTCGGGGTGAACGGTGTTACCGGCATCAGCGCATCTGTATTCTGGGATTTGCAGGAGTCCGGCACCGATGCTGACCTGCTTAACGAGTCAGGCGTCACTACGCTGATTCGCCGCGACGGTTTCCGCTTCTGGGGTAACCGTACCTGCTCTGATGACCCGCTGTTCCTCTTTGAAAACTACACCCGCACCGCGCAGGTGCTGGCCGACACGATGGCTGAGGCGCACATGTGGGCGGTGGACAAGCCCATCACCGCAACGCTGATTCGCGACATCGTTGACGGCATCAATGCCAAATTCCGTGAGCTGAAAACAAACGGCTATATCGTGGATGCGACCTGCTGGTTCAGCGAAGAATCCAACGATGCGGAAACCCTCAAGGCCGGAAAACTGTATATCGACTACGACTATACACCGGTGCCTCCTCTTGAAAACCTGACCCTGCGCCAGCGTATTACCGATAAATACCTGGCAAATCTGGTCACCTCGGTTAACAGCAATTAAGGAGCCTGACCGATGGCAATGCCGCGCAAACTCAAGTTAATGAACGTCTTTCTGAACGGCTACAGCTATCAGGGCGTCGCGAAGTCCGTCACGCTGCCAAAACTGACCCGTAAGCTCGAAAACTATCGCGGTGCGGGGATGAACGGCAGCGCACCGGTAGACCTCGGCCTTGATGACGATGCGCTGTCAATGGAGTGGTCGCTCGGGGGCTTCCCGGATTCGGTTATCTGGGAGCTTTACGCCGCAACCGGTGTGGATGCCGTACCGATTCGTTTTGCAGGCTCTTACCAGCGCGACGATACCGGCGAAACGGTGGCCGTCGAGGTGGTCATGCGTGGCCGTCAGAAAGAAATCGACACCGGCGAGGGTAAACAGGGAGAAGACACCGAGTCGAAAATCTCCGTGGTCTGCACCTATTTCCGGCTGACGATGGACGGTAAGGAGCTGGTCGAAATCGACACCATCAACATGATTGAGAAGGTGAACGGCGTCGACCGGCTGGAGCAACACCGCCGCAATATCGGCCTGTGATTTTCATCCGGTCAGCCTGGCTGACCGGTTAACCCCGATTCAGAAGTGAGAAAACCATGAACAAAGAAAACGTCATTACCCTGGATAATCCGGTTAAACGTGGTGAACAGGTTATCGAACAGGTCACGCTGATGAAACCCAATGCCGGGACGCTGCGCGGTGTCAGTCTGGCTGCGGTCGCAAACTCCGAAGTCGATGCACTGATTAAAGTGCTGCCGCGCATGACGGCACCGATGCTGACCGAGCAGGAGATCGCCGCGCTGGAACTGCCTGACCTTGTGGCGCTGGCCGGTAAGGTGGTCGGTTTTTTGTCGCCGAACTCGGTGCAGTGACGTTTCCGAAAAATCTCTCGGTCGATGACCTGATGGCGGATGTGGCAGTGATATTTCACTGGCCGCCATCAGAACTGTATCCCATGAGCCTGACCGAACTCATCACATGGCGCGAAAAGGCGCTCCGGCGAAGCGGAAACACGAATGAGTAACAATGTAAAATTACAGGTATTGCTCAGGGCTGTTGACCAGGCATCCCGCCCGTTTAAATCCATCCGCACAGCGAGCAAGTCGCTGTCGGGGGATATCCGGGAAACACAAAAATCACTGCGCGAGCTGAACGGTCAGGCATCCCGTATTGAGGGATTCCGCAAGACCAGTGCACAGCTCGCCGTGACTGGTCATGCACTTGAAAAGGCTCGGCAGGAAGCCGAAGCCCTTGCCACACAGTTTAAAAACACCGAACGTCCGACCCGTGCTCAGGCGAAAGTGCTGGAATCCGCAAAGCGTGCGGCGGAGGACTTACAGGCGAAATATAACCGCCTGACGGATTCCGTTAAACGCCAGCAGCGGGAACTGGCCGCTGTGGGAATTAATACCCGCAATCTTGCACATGATGAGCAGGGACTGAAAAACCGTATCAGTGAAACCACCGCACAGCTTAACCGTCAGCGCGACGCGCTGGCGCGTGTCAGTGCGCAACAGGCAAAACTTAACGCAGTCAAACAGCGTTATCAGGCCGGAAAGGAGCTGGCCGGAAATATGGTCTCGGTGGGCGCTGCCGGTGTGGGGATTGCTGCTGCGGGAACGATGGCCGGAGTTAAGCTGCTGATGCCCGGTTATGAGTTTGCGCAGAAAAACTCAGAATTGCAGGCTGTGCTGGGAGTGGCAAAAGACTCCGCCGAAATGACCGCACTCCGCAAGCAGGCGCGCCAGCTCGGCGACAATACCGCAGCCTCGGCAGATGATGCAGCCGGTGCACAGATTATCATTGCGAAAGCCGGTGGGGATGTTGATGCCATTCAGGCGGCAACGCCGGTCACGCTGAATATGGCGCTGGCGAACCGCCGCACGATGGAAGAAAACGCCGCCCTGCTGATGGGGATGAAATCCGCCTTTCAGCTTTCAAACGATAAGGTCGCTCATATCGGGGATGTTCTCTCCATGACGATGAACAAAACCGCCGCCGATTTTGACGGCATGAGCGATGCGCTGACCTATGCCGCACCTGTGGCAAAAAATGCCGGTGTCAGCATTGAAGAAACCGCCGCAATGGTCGGGGCGCTGCATGATGCAAAAATCACAGGCTCAATGGCGGGGACGGGAAGCCGTGCCGTGTTAAGCCGCCTGCAGGCACCGACGGGAAAAGCATGGGATGCACTCAAAGAGCTTGGAGTGAAAACCTCAGACAGCAAGGGAAACACCCGGCCAATATTTACCATTCTGAAAGAAATGCAGGCCAGTTTTGAGAAAAACCGGCTCGGTACTGCCCAGCAGGCTGAATACATGAAAACCATTTTCGGGGAGGAGGCCAGCTCAGCCGCCGCTGTGCTGATGACTGCCGCCTCAACCGGAAAGCTGGACAAACTGACCGCTGCGTTTAAAGCCTCAGACGGGAAGACCGCAGAGCTGGTAAATATCATGCAGGACAACCTCGGCGGTGACTTTAAGGAGTTTCAGTCCGCTTATGAGGCGGTGGGGACTGACCTGTTTGACCAGCAGGAAGGCGCACTGCGTAATCTCACGCAGACGGCCACAAAGTATGTGTTAAAACTCGACGGCTGGATCCAGAAAAACAAATCACTGGCGTCAACCATCGGCATCATTGTCGGTGGTGCACTGGCACTGATTGGTGTCATCGGTGCCATTGGCCTCGTAGCCTGGCCGGTTATCACCGGCATCAATGCCATCATCGCGGCAGCAGGCGCAATGGGGGCAATCTTCACGACGGTTGGCAGTGCTGTTATAACCGCCATCGGGGCGATTAGCTGGCCGGTTGTGGCCGTGGTGGCCGCCATTGTCGCCGGGGCGTTGCTTATCCGTAAATACTGGGAGCCTGTCAGCGCATTCTTTGGCGGTGTGGTGGAAGGGCTGAAAGCGGCATTTGCGCCGGTGGGGGAACTGTTCGCGCCACTTAAACCGGTGTTTGACTGGCTGGGTGAAAAGTTACAGGCCGCGTGGCAGTGGTTTAAAAACCTGATTGCCCCGGTCAAAGCCACCCAGGACACCCTGAACCGTTGCCGTGACACGGGCGTCATGTTCGGGCAGGCACTGGCTGACGCGCTGATGCTGCCGCTTAATGCGTTCAACAAACTGCGCAGTGGTATTGACTGGGTACTGGAAAAACTCGGTGTTATCAACAAAGAGTCAGACACACTTGACCAGACCGCCGCCAGAACTCAAGCCGCCACGTATGGCAGCGGTGGTTATATTCCGGCGACCAGCTCTTATGCAGGTTATCAGGCTTATCAGCCAGTCACGGCACCGGCTGGCCGCTCTTATGTAGACCAGAGTAAAAACGAATATCACATCAGCCTGACGGGTGGTACTGCGCCGGGGACACAGCTCGACCGCCAGTTACAGGATGCGCTCGAAAAATACGAGCGGGATAAACGTGCGCGCGCCCGTGCCAGCATGATGCATGACGGTTAAGGAGGTGACGAAAAATGATGCTCGCGTTAGGTATGTTTGTTTTTATGCGCCAGACGCTGCCACACCAGACCATGCAGCGTGAATCAGATTATCGCTGGCCGTCAAATTCCCGTATCGGTAAACGGGACGCTTTTCAGTTTCTCGGTGTGGGTGAGGAAAACATCACGCTTGCCGGTGTGCTTTATCCCGAACTGACCGGCGGCAAGCTGACGATGACCACGCTCAGGCTGATGGCAGAGGAGGGGCGGGCGTGGCCGTTGCTGGATGGCACCGGCATGATTTACGGCATGTATGTCATCAGCAAGGTGAGTGAAACAGGGAGTATTTTCTTTGCAGACGGCACACCCCGGAAAATTGATTTTACGCTGTCGCTCACCCGCGTTGATGAATCACTGGCCGCGCTTTATGGCGATATCGGTAAACAGGCGGAATCGCTCATCGGTAAGGCTGGCAGTATGGCGACTAAATTCACGGGTATGACGGGGGCGGGATAATGCTGGATGCACTGACATTTGATGCAGGCAGTACGCTGACGCCGGATTACATGCTGATGCTCGACAGCAGGGATATTACCGGCAATATCAGCGACCGTCTGATGAGCATGACCCTGACGGATAACCGGGGCTTTGAGGCTGACCAGCTTGATATTGAACTGAACGATGCCGACGGGCAGGTCGGGCTGCCGGTTCGTGGCGCTGTCCTGACGGTGTATATCGGCTGGAAAGGTTTTGCCCTGGTATGCAAAGGGAAATTTACCGTTGATGAGGTTGAACACCGGGGCGCACCGGATGTGGTCACCATCCGCGCCCGGAGTGCAGATTTTCGCGGGACGCTCAATTCCCGCCGTGAAGGCTCATGGCATGACACCACGCTCGGTGCGATTGTTGAGGCGATAGCCTCCCGTAATAAGCTGGAAGCCAGTGTCGCTCCGTCACTGGCCGGAATTAAAATCCCGCACATCGACCAGTCGCAGGAGTCTGATGCGAAATTCATGACCCGTCTTGCAGAACGCAACGGCGGTGAGGTGTCGGTAAAAATGGGAAAACTGTTGTTTCTCAAAGCGGGGCAGGGGGTGACGGCCAGCGGTAAAAAAATCCCGCAGATTACCATCACCCGCAGCGACGGCGACCGCCATCATTTTGCGATTGCTGACCGTGGAGCCTATACCGGCGTAACGGCAAAGTGGTTACACACCAAAGACCCGAAGCCACAAAAGCAGAAGGTAAAACTGAAGCGCAAAAAGAAAGAGAAACACCTGCGCGCACTGGAGCACCCGAAAGCGAAACCAGTCACGCAGAAGAAAGCGCCAAAAGTACCGGAAGCGCGCGAAGGTGAATACATGGCCGGTGAGGCTGACAACGTTTTTGCCCTGACTACGGTATATGCCACGAAAGCGCAGGCCATGCGCGCCGCTCAGGCGAAGTGGGATAAGCTGCAACGGGGTGTTGCGGAGTTCTCCATCAGTCTGGCTACTGGTCGGGCAGATATTTACACGGAAACGCCGGTCAAAGTGTCAGGCTTTAAGCGCGTCATAGACGAGCAGGACTGGACAATCACTAAGGTGACACATTTTCTGAATAATAGCGGCTTCACGACGTCCTTGGAGCTTGAGGTCAGGCTTTCTGATGTGGAGTACGAAACAGAAGATGATGAGTGATGTTTTTATTTTATCTGTTTGTTTTATAAGGATAAATTAACTAAA